CTAACAAATGTTTATCTTGTTAATCTCTGACAATAGGTAATCTAATGGCTCGTGCGTGTAATTTTTATCTGTAGTTCCTTGCCTTACATGTCCCATGATAAGTTGCCTTGCGCCTTCTTCTACATGTGCAGTTTTTGCTATTGTAGCAAATGTGTGCCTGGTATCATATGGTTCACTATGGTTAAGGCCTAATTCTTCCATTTTATCGTGGAATATCTTCATATATTTTTTATATGTATACCTTGCTCCTTTACCGAAACATAGATATTCATATCTATAAGTTTCCATAAAATAATTAACTATAAAAACAGCATCCCTATGTAACGGTATGATTCTGTTTTTGCCTGCGGCTGTCTTAACACCTCCTACAAGGTATTGTTCATCCAGATATATTTTTGATCTTGGAAGGTCAAGTAATTCTGTCGGTCTCATACCTGTCAGAATGAATAATAAAATCAATTTGCTTTCATCCGTATTATCACAAATCAATTTGTATATTTCATCTATGGTGAATACTCTTCTGATAGCACGTTTTTCAGCTGTTGCTTTATATTCAATATATTCTGTTGGATCATCGTCTCTTGAAATCAATTTCTTTTTCCTTGCATAATTATAAACAATATTGCAAACGTTTCTCATATGGGTTAATTTAGATATTCCACTACCATTTTGCATCTGTATATCGAAGCAATGTTGTAATTTGTCTACACTTATGGCGTTTATTTTTATATCATGTATAGGCTGTAAATGTTTAAATGCTGTTTTAACTGAACTATCCCAGCTTTTTGATTTTCCTTGTCCGAGTCTTTCATATTCTTTATTCCATATCTCTTCAAATGTAGGTATATCATCAGAAATCATCACTCGATCGTTCTGCAATATCAATTTTCCTTCTGTCAAAAGTTTGGATTTGAATAAATCATTGTATATAGCCATGTCTGGAAAATCTTCGACACAATCAGGCAGCGCTTTAGAACGCTGCATATCGTAAATAAATTGGATATATTCTTTTTGCATGGATGTGTGATTCAGCGTATAGTCAGGATATAAAGTGCATTGATTCAATACAGCCCCTAATAAAGCCTTCTGAGCATCTGCTTCACTTTTGAATGTACCAATACACTTTTTCTTTAAAGTAGCCACATACGGCTTCCTGCGACCGGTTCCGAGGAATGCAACACCCCCCATACCTTTTGGACGTCTTTTCATTTTCATACCCTCTTTCTTTCATAATGAATCTATGGTAAAATTGGGTATAGAAAAACCATTATGTCTTGTGAGGACTTTTTGTTTTTCTATACAAGTGATGTTCGTAGCATCACATACACCTGGTGTTCGTAGCGCCGGGTGTTTTTTCTATTTCTTCTTTTTGGGTCTCGGTCTATAAATATAACCTCTTTTAATCATTGCAATATATTTTTCGCGATCAGCAAGTAAACATCTTCGATTAGAATCTCGATAGAAAGTCCTCCCCAACATGTCTGTATGCATATATGGTTGTGTCCATTCTTCTTCTAATTCATGATTGATGATTTGTATTATTTGTGGCAGATTGTTCATTTTTCTAAGGGCATTAAAAGCAAGCGCTAGAATTGTATAAGAATAAGGGAATAAATCCCATGCTTTTATCAAAGTTTGATAAGCTAAATCAAATAGGTATTCGCCTTCGTAAGCCTTAGCTAAATCAATTAACTTCATGTAACAAATTTGAGCTTCACGGTCCATAATGAACACTTCCTGCCCGTTTACAAATAAAGGATAAGGATGTCTATTTTTCAAATCCAAATCCAAATCAAGAAATAAGTTAATATAGTAAATAGCTTTTTCTCTGTAATCTGCCCCTAACCAGGAATATGCCTTAGCTAGTAACTCTCTTTTTTTAGGCGTATCAGCATCTTGGCAAAGCCTTATAATAGTTAATAATGTGGGCCTAAATTCAGTATATCCATCTTTATTCATGATGCTTAAACCTAATTTTTCTATTTTTTCATTAGGACAACTAATAGAAAGGCCAGCACACAGTGTTGTAAATAATTCACTTGCTAATACCTCTTTTTCTTTCGAAGGCAAATTATCTATTTTATCCATATGATTACCCCTTAAAGTATTTATCATTTAAATCTCGCATGTAATCAATAACCTTATTGTATCCGTCTGTATTTAAATTTTCTGCTTGTTCTACTATCTGACGCATACCGTATCCATAATACAATTCAATTTTATCCAGCATACTGGCATTATCATTGCCATATTCATCAGTATAAATGTGACTAAACGAAGCCATTTTCTTAGTTAAAATTTCTGTTGGATCTACATTGAAAAAGGTTGCGATATCAAATAATTCACCTTTTGTGGGATCAAATTTATCATTTAAGAATCCGTTTATTCGTTCAGCACTTATTCCTGTTTCTCTGCATAGTGAGCTTATATCTTTTTCTTGATATTCAAGCAGAAATTTAAGATTAATATGAAAATTACGTTCACCATTATCCCATCCCATTAGATAAGATGGAGTAACACCAAATATGCTTGATAAGGATTCTATCATGTTGCGCTTTAAATTTTCAACACGACCATTTTCCCATTTTGCTACAGCTGATTTCTTTACACCAACTTTTTCTCCAAGTTCTTCTTGAGTCCATCCGTTTCGTTCTCTCAATGTCTTGATTATATCGGCAGTCTCCATATAATTAACCTCCTTTAATTTCATTTTAGCACTAAGTGTATTAAAATTCAAATCATTTTTAATAAGTTTAAAAAAAAGACACAATAGTTATTGACATACAAGGCTGGCTGAAATATACTTATAGTGTCTAAAAAAGACACGGAGGTGATTGTAATTGAATAAAGCTTTATTTAGAGCACTTATGGCTGAACATGAAGATAATCAGAGAATATTATCAGGAATAATGGGTATTTCTGAGCAAACATTCTCAGCCAAGTTGAATGAGAAAGGTGGTGCAGCGTTTAATAAAGCAGAAATGACGTTTTTTAAGAAACGCTATAATCTTAGTGCAACAAGAATGAATGCGATTTTTTTTGATCGCTAAGTGTCTAAATTAGACACAAAGAAAGGAGGCCTAGAAATGGCAGAATTACAAATTTTTAAAAACGACGAGTTCGGAGAAGTACGAACAACGATTATTGACGGTAAGCCTTATTTTTGCGGAAGTGATGTTGCAAAGGCGTTAGGTTATTCAGATGTGCATAAAGCTATTAAGCAAAATTGTGATGAAGAGGGGTGGGTAACTTGCCGTACCCTTACTAATGGCGGCGAACAGGACGTAAAATTTATTTCAGAAGGAAACGTTCATCGACTTATCGTAGCAGCTTCCAAGCAGAGTAAAAACAAAGAAATTCAGAACAAGGCTAAAAAGTATGCGAGTTGGATATTTGACGAGATAGTTCCAAGCGTAAGAGCAAACGGCTATTATGCAATACCAGGAATACAAGTGCCGGATTTCAGGGATATTCCATTAGACGCGTTAGCCAGCTATCAGAGGATTCAAAGAACAGTTATGAAAGACCTTGGCAAATCTCCAAAAGAAATCGCTACAGAGTTTAAGAAGGTGTCTTTGCAGTTTGGCATAAATCTTTCGGATAACTTCGATCAGCTGGCATTTGAACAAGAAAGTTTATTTTAAGGAGGTAAACATGAATAACGTAATGAACACGACGAATCAAACACCGATTGAAATCGCATTAGGCATTGATGAAAATGGTATGACTACTGCCAGAAAGCTTTATGAGTTTTTAGAGATGGACAAAAGTCATTATTCAAGATGGTATAAGCAAAACGTTATTGATAATGCATTTGCAGCAGAAAATGAAGATTATTTCCCATTCGCCATCAATGGCGAATGCGGTGGACAGGCTTCTAAAGATGCAAAATTAACAGCTGACTTTGCTAAAAAACTTTCCATGACTGCAAAGAATGAAAAAGGTGAGGAAGCAAGAAACTATTTTGTAACCATTGAAAATAAATCAAAAGAAGCTGCAATTCAATTATCCGGTCTATCCACAGAAATGCAAGCAATCCTTATGCAGGATAGGAGACTAGTTGAGCAGGATAAGCGAATCACTGCATTGGAAGATAATACATTGATAAGCACTCGACAGCGCCGCAAAATCAGAAATGCTATCCACAGTTCCGTTGCCTCTGCATGCGGTGGGATAAAGACCGTTGCATATAAAGAAAACAGTAAAAGAGTGTATAAAGCTGTATACAACTTCTTATACGATCACTACGACATTTCAGAATATGCTGATATTCCTAAGGTCAAATATAATGAAGCTTTATCGCTGATTGAAAATTGGTATCCAAGCTACGACCTGCAGCTGAGCATTGATATATCCAATAACTGCAAACAGCAGAAAATGGATCTGGATTCAAATAATTAAAATGTCCTCACAAGACAAGAAGAAAAGGAGGTAAGCATGACAAAGCAATATCTAAATGCTGACGACATTCAGGAAATAATGGGTATCAAACAAACTAAGGCCTATGATGTCATAAGACAGTTAAATAAAGAACTTAGAGAAAAAGGATTCTTTACTGTTGAAGGAAAAGTCTCTAGGCGCTATTTTAACGAACGTCTCTACAATGATGAAACAACTATAAAAGATAACGAATCACAAAAAAAGGATGCTTAATGTCTCGACCTCATTAAACATCCGAAGGAGAAATCTCCTGTACTATAAAACACATCTATAGTATAGCAAGATTTCTCCTGATTATTCAAGGAGGAAATGAAAAATGAATATAAATATGCGTATTTTGGCCGATATCATATGCATTTCAGCATGTGTATACTGTATCGCCTATTATACAAAGTGTCTGATTAGACATGAGAATCCACTTCTCGAGGAGGTGGAAGAATGAGTCAATTTAATAAAGGACTGCCTAGTCAACAATCATGCGTTGACATTGAAATGGCCGTATTAGAATCAATGCTTTATGAAATCTGGGAGTGTGCAAAAGCAGGCTACGAAGCTGCTAAAGCATTTATGAAATCGTATTTGCGTATTGAGTATGTAAACATGGAGCTCTCCTTTAATGATGGGAAGGCGATAGCATATGAGAGATACAGCGAAATCAAATCTGCAATGCAGAATGTTATAAGACGATGCATACATGAGAAATCATTGCATCAGGAGGTACTACATGACTAGAAATGAGGTGCTTGATAAGCAGCTTTCCAAGTACGGTAAGTATGGTTATACTCGTTTGAAAATTAGTGGGCTCATCAAAGATGGCGAGAATCATGGATTCTCTTACACAATGATTTACAACGGATTAAGAATGGCGTTATCCAATGCAACTGGTGAGCATGAATATTTTAGCCTGCAGGACATGATGGAAATCACCGGGGAAACACAGGATGAACTAATCGCGAGAATTGAGGATTCAAGAGAAGAATTACGAAAAAATGGAGAAGACCCGGATGATTATTTTGTTCAGGTGACTCCTAAGGAGCTGCGATCATGAAGAAAATTGAAATACTTGACTTAGAGGATGAAATCATTACTTTGAAAATGTCCATATCGCTTTTAATGGTAGTGAAGGATGGCATCAAAGGCTATTTATACAATAACGAGGAAACTATTGACGAAGCCCTTTATTCAGTTTTGAATATCCAGCGCGATGCGCTTGATCGTCTAAGAAACAAATATCAAGAGTTGATTATGGAGGTGCCCAATGCAAAATATTGATGATGTCATTATTGAACTTCCAGAATACAATGAGAAAATCAAGCAGCAGTTCAAAGCGACGAGTGAATTTATTAGAAATCTACCTTTAACACGAGAGCAGAATGACGAACTTGTATATCGCCTTGCTGACGATGTTAGAGCAGCAAGAGAGGATGGTTTTGCTTGTGCTATCTGTAAACTGATTGAATCAGAAGCATCTACAAACTTATCTGACGATGCAAAGGTAGAGAACCTCAACAATGGCTTGCGCAAATATGCGGATAAAGTTAAGGCTCATATCTTACCCGAAAATGATTGCACGCTGGATGAAGCACTAGAAATTATAGATGGTGCAATGGATCCGACGGATATATTTGACCTTGCCTTTTACTTGGGTTATGGAAAAGCTATGGGGATTCCGGAAAATGAAGGGAGCTATCAGGCATGACGAACGAGCAGATAAACGCATTGAATGAAAAGTATCGTAAGAGCAAGGATTACAAGCCTGCTACCAGAGAAGACCGGATCAATTACATCAATAAAATGATGCTCGAATTATCCGATAGCGATTTAGAAGAATTGTATGACACATCATTACAGATGTTGAAGAAAGGCTGGTAGGTATGACAATCAAGCAGAGAAGAAAAGAGTTCGGTATCTCCAGAAAATCAATGGCTAAATTATTAGGTATTACCAGGAAGCAGTATAAAGCTCTGGAAGATAATACTGGTGAATTTGAAGTCGGTGTCATCACACAAATCTGTCTGATTTTTAATATTGAAAATGTTTTAGATATTGAGCGAAAGAACACATATCCGATTTTAAAAAGAAAACGACTCATTCATGGGCTTTCCCTGCGCGATACAGCGCATAAAGTGGGAGTGAATGTATTTACCTATTGGATGGTAGAACGCTACTGTAGAAAACTGGATGATGCGACACTAGAAAGAATTGCAGAATTGTTAGCACCGGAAGCAGAGTTTTCAGTATTTAAGGAGGCATTCTTATGTATAGAGTAAGTGAAAGCATAGCTAAAGACGGTTCAGAGTTCATACTGGATATCATGAGCTGCGAAACGCCGATTTACTTTCTGTATTATAACGGGAGCATGTGGCTTCCTTTGGAATGTGTTGTATTGGCGATTACTAACGAACAAATGATGGTACGGTATGAAACACGCTCAGGATGGCCCGAAACAGACTCACAGCAAGGCGTTAAGATGCACTGGATAGAAATATCCGATTATAACGTAAACTGGTTCACAAACGGCGAGGAAGCGGAATTTGAATCAGATGAAAGAAACGACATCATCAGGGAGGGCAATAGAAATGAAGCTTAATTTAGAATACAGCAATAACACTGTATGTATCAGCGTGGAACTATTTGACGATGGTACAAAATACGAACAGGAATACAACATTAAAGCAGACAAGGATATTCATATCGACTTTGCTACAGACTTCATGGCAGACTTATACGGCCGTGAGGATATGTATGCGAAAACGGTAGAGATAGCTACGAAGATGGAAGAGAACATAAACACTCTGGTTCATCATCTGATAGAAATGCAAGCAGAAGAAAAGAACATCCATTCCATGATGCATAGGCAAAGATAGGGGGATATATGGCAAAAAAAACGACGGTGAAATGCTCGATTTGTGGGACAGAACATTCCCTAAATAATGTATATAGTTTAGCTATAAATCTATTATTTACCGGAGAATCAATCGGATATATCTGTCAAAATTGTGTCGATAAAATCTGTCCCGAACATGTTCATAGTGATCTTCGTATTGATTGTGAGAGTGAAAATAATGGCTTCTAAGGGAACGTATATATTGCTTTATAGAAAGATAACTCAAAGAGATTGGTATAAGAATGTTCCTGTGAAAACAGTCTTTATACATTGCATTATGAAGGCTAATTGGACAGATAAAATGTATAAGGGAGAAGTTGTCAAGCGTGGGACCTTTATAACTTCTAGACGTAAATTAGCTGATGAAACAGGTCTTACAGAACGTGAAGTTAGAACAGCTTTAGAGATTCTTGTTGATAATAAAATGATTGATAAAATACCCTCGAAATCTAATACTCTGGTCATTGTTTTGAACTATGATTTATACCAAAAAAACGATGAAATTTGCGCAGATTTGGCGTCCCACAAAACGTCCCAGTGCGTGACCCAGTGCGCAATGCCCGAAAACACTTTAAATAAAGGCTTTTTAGATGATGGTGAGCAATATGTTACCCACCAAACGACCCACCAAACGACCACAACTAATAAAAATATAAATAACAATAAAGAAAAAAGATATGCGCAAATTGCGCAAAGTGCGTCTGATTGCGATACTCAAAATAGTGGTGTGATATTGGAAAATGCATTCGATAGAGAACATGCATTCAATGAATTTTGGAAAGCATATCCTAAAAAAAGAGACAAGAAAAAGTCTCATATAAAATTCCTCAGTGTTTGTAAAAACGAACAGGTCTATCAGTCCATCATGGATGGTTTAGAAAGACAGGTCACATCAGCTGACTGGTTAAAAAATAATGGTCAGTATATCCCTTATCCTACTACATGGTTGAATGGAGAACGATGGAATGATGAAGTTGATGAATTTATTACATCTTCATCAAGAGAAATAAAGGCGGGTGATTGGTAATGACGAAAGAAGAGATGACACAGGTCATAAATACGATTCTGAATATTTATCCTAATTTCATGTATGGTAGAAACCTTAAAGAAGTCTGTAAGGCTTGGTATAGTATTATGCATGATCAGGACTACAAGAAAGTCATGAAGAAATTAAATGCGTGGATTGCGGAGAATGAGAAACCTCCGCTTCCATGCAATCTAATAACGGTTGATTGGAGGAAATGTTATGAACACCAGTTCAATGATTGAAGCGCAAGCAACTGCAATCGGTATGCTTTCCGTCTACAATGAGTTATTTGCAGTTTCTATTTTAGAACCGGAACATTTCGTAGGACCATATCAAAATATTTTCAAGGCTATGCTTGATTACTACAAGAAAAACGGCTTCATAACGATTGAAGCATTGCTCGATTATCCAGGATTTGATATCGACCTTTATGCAAGGTGCTCAGACATCCCTTATTCAGGAGATATAAAAAATTTCAAGCGTATACAGCGTGTTGTGATTGATAAATTCAAGGAGCGTAAAATAGTTGAGATATCAGATAAACTGAAAGAACACAGTATCAGCTTGGACGAATACAACGCAGTATATCAGAAAGTATGCACATTAGATACTGCAGAGTCTTACAAATTGGATTCAGAGAAGCTTTTAGAATCATGCAGAGATGATAAGAAAAGCATCTACTTCAAGAAATATCAGCAGTTGGGCTCTTTATTGAGGCTGAAAGAAAATGATTTTATGGTTATCGCAGGTGCGACTGGTTCAGGTAAATCCGGATTTGCATTGAACCTGTTGAATGATCTGTCATGGAGATATGATTGCCTGTATTTCAATCTGGAAATGGTCCCGCAAGAGCTCCATCAGAGGCTGATATCCATTAACTGCGGACTTGACCAAAACTACATAGCATCATACAAAAGAATGTCAGAGATAGAGGTAAATGATGTGAATAGAGCTGTCAATTCAATAGCACAGCGTTCTATCGAGGTTGTTGACAAGAGCCAGTCTATAGATTCTATCCGGTCGATGGTCGCCAGTCATGATGGGAAAAGGCATATCATTGTAATTATTGATCACATTGGGCTTATTGGTTCTCGAGCAAGAAACTCATATGAACGTATGACAGAAATTGCAAAGGAGCTACGCAAGATCAGCTTAGATTATAACTGTACGATCATAGGATTATGTCAGCTGAACCGTGATGCCACTAAAACATCAGGAAAACCAAAACTGTCAATGCTGCGGGATAGTGGAGAAATCGAACAGAGCGCGAGCAAGATTCTGTTCGTATGGCAGGATGATGACGGTTATTCTCTAGTGTTGGAAAAGAACCGAAGTGGGCCAACAGGCTATATCCCTATCACCTACAATAAGAATAATCAGGTCATTAGTGAGGTAAGACCATGAATCAATGGGAAGTGTATGAGGTGTTAAAGAAGCCCTCTACGGCTGAAATAAGTAAACTGGAGGAAACACCTTCAGAAGTTATAAAAGAAGCTCTTATAGAGTTTCTAGTTGTATCACAACGAGGGAATCTGAATGAAGAAGTGTGTAAATTGTAAATACTTCGAAACTCACGGTGAGCATAAAGGCCGCATGATGTATTATTGCGACCATATGAGTGCACGCAAATATACAGAAAATGATTTTATATGTTATGGGCATCCGGATATACCCATCATTTCACAGGCACCACACTGGTGTCCGTTTAATCGAAAGAAGGCGAAGAATGAAAAAGAAAATGAGCGAGCAGGAGCGTAAAGCTCTACAAGCGAAGTTAAGGGATTTAGAAGAATTATACGCTGCAGGCTATCGCTATGCTGCGAGAAACCAGAGTGGTGAGCTGAGAGCGTACAAAAAGACACCTTACAAAGAAATCAATTTCTGGTTCAGCTATGGTTATGGTCCAGGGTATGCTATCACGATTCGACATGACATGCTCGATATGCTGAATTGGAATGATCAGGAACCGGCATACATCAAGAAAGAGATAGAATCTATCAGGAAGCAGTTGGTGGACAGTCTGAATGAATGATTATCAGAAAGCATATGGCGAATTATGGAGCGTACTGAAATATGAGCCAGCATGTGAAATAGAAAAAAATTGCAAAGAGAATATCAAGCGCTTGGAGACACTGGAACCATTAGTTGAACGTGCATCAGGAATCAAACCTGCTAAGCACGCAGCAGGTCATACATACTGCCCGAAATGTAAGACAGTCATTGCCAATAAGTGTAACGTGAATAGTTTGAATTTCTGTCATAAGTGTGGGCAATCGTTAGACTGGAGTGATGATGGTGATTAAATATCGTATTTATGCGGAGGACGATAACGAAAATCAAATATCAAAAAGCTATGTAGTCAGAAATCTGAATAGCTTTCTGACTAGGCTGTTGGTGCTGTATATAAAAATATGCTGCCTTGACCATTATGGATGTGGTGGTGCTGTTTATGTCGAACCTGTATGGAGCGATGAACAGGAGGGAAATGAATGAGGTATACGACATTATTGTCCAAAAAGTATAAAGTGGAAATCGACAAAGTAAGGGTGAATGGTTATGATGCTTATGTTCTGCATGAAGCCAATCTCCTATTGTTATTCTACACAGCAGAGGAGCTGCAGCAGTATCTGGAAGAGGTGTATTGATGAAATCGAAGAAAGAGAAGCGGAAAGATAAAGAAATCTGCAAGGACTTTTATAACAAATGCCAGAACTATCATAGAAACTTGTCTAAGATAGAAGCGAATCGGTTGAAGTATGATGAGATAATGAATGACATGTATGGAGTAAGCTCAGTCGTGATGAAGGATGTCATCATGGAGAATGCCGGTGACCCAAGTCATGTATGGGATCACTATCTGGTTGAAAAGAAGGATGAGCTTTTATTGGAGAGAGCTGCATTACTGTACGACACAGTGATTGTTAACAAAGTGCTGAATAATATTGCTGACGGTGAGGTGGTCGACATGATTACAGAGTGTTACATTGATAGAAACAAAAAGCATGATGATATAGCGTATAATCATAATCGAAGTAAGCCTACTATGTATTCAGATATGAATAGAGCAGTCCTAAGCCAGTTGAAAAAATAAAAGTCTTTACTGAGTAAAGGGTTTTCCGTGATATTATGATAGCATGGAAAGAACAGGAAGATACTTCTTGTTCAAAAAAACGGCCTGCGATGTAAGTGTACGCACGCATCGCTAAACAACCTTTCCTAAAGGTGATTGTTCGTACAAATAATCGCCAGTGGCATATGCGTGGGTAGGTACGGCTTAACGGCGGTATGTCACAATTAAAAAAATATCAAAACAGGGAAGGACCTCATACTAATGAGAATACCTGTTAGATATATTGGTTGCCCTGGTGGCGGAATAACCAAAAGAAAAAGCGGTAAGGAATCCTAAGCGGACTTACCAGCGTAAAGCGTCTGAAAAGGGCGCTTTAAAATTAAAACGTATTTATCGCACCTCTTAACAATGTGGCACAGATAACTCTATAGAGGCTAAGGATGCATAGACGTATGCTATTAACCGAACGCCTATTAAACAAAGCACGTAGAACTGCCCGTTATAAGGGATACAGGAGAAAACGTGCTTTTTATATACCCGAAAGGAATGATGACATGGAACTAACGGAATTATTGAATAAAATCAAAACGCTTTTTAATGCCAATGACACAAAGCAACTAACTGATCGTCTTATAGATGTTTCAATAAACAACGATTTCAAATACCATAAGTCATTCGTGGATATTGTAGGTGATTTAAAAACAGATTGGCTGCAAATGATATACCAATACTACGAGGCAGACAGAGAAGATAAGAAACAAGACTACACACCGAAAACAATCGGTGTTTTATTATGCCAGTTATTGGGTGAATGCAGCAAAGTATATGATCAATGCGCAGGAAGCGGATCGTTGACAATACAGTATTGGTCGCAACATCCGGATACAGAATTTATCTGTGAAGAATTGGACGAAAATGTCATGCCGTATCTATTGTTTAATTTGTCGGTGCGGAATATCAAAGGATATGTAGTGCGAAAGGATATTTTAGCTGACGAGACATACCACTGTTATAAATTAACAAAAGGTGAAAGGTTTTCGATGGTATCAGAAATAGACCGTCTCGATGTCGATTACAGTAACATAAGCGGATGCATCAGTAATCCGCCATATAACATCAAATGGCAGCATCCAATGTTCGCGGCATTCGACAATAGATTTGCGAAGTATGGAGTACCGCCAGAAAACAACGCGAATTATGCTTTTATGCTAAACGCATTAAACAAGGCAGAACGATGCGCTTTTATACTGCCAAATGGAGTATTAAGTGCAGGAGGACCAGAACAAGGTATCCGAAAAGAGATGGTAAACGGTAATATCATAGATACGGTTATTACCTTGCCAGATAGAATGTTTGTGTCAACATCCATACCTACGTGTATCGTTATCCTGGACAAAAAGAGAAAAGGCAACAAAGTGCATATGGTTGACATGCGCCAACAATGCGCACAGGAAGTAAGAGAACAAAAAGGGCAATACGGCAGTAATTCGCACACAAACAGAGTGTATAAAAAAGAGTTCAATGTCTTTACTCCAAATAACATCAAGCGATGTCTGGATGCCATAAAAGCCGCTGATCCGATTACAGAATTTTATAGTCACCCATCTATAAAAGACATCGAATCATTGGATTACATATTGATGCCAAGCAGATATATAGACATTGCATATAAAACAATCCACCGTGATATCAAAGATATTGTCAATGACATAAATAATAATGTAAGAGACAAGAATGTAACCAAAATTACAATCAATGAATCACTTGCGAAAGGCATCGGCATGTATGATATATACGAATTGCAAGAACGAAGTAATAAGATGATGCGAGAATGGAATGAATCAGTCAAACATCTAGGAATAGCAGTTGACGAAGAACACTTTATACGTGTCAGCAAGAATAAAAACGAAATCAAGATCGAACAGCAAGACAAGGAGATTGCATCAGAGTTGATTATGCAGATTATCAACAGTTGGAAAGCTCATATTATGTATCTTAACAACAAGCAAAATATACTTTTAGACGAGTTGAGAGACGTACTGCTTGAAAAGCTAATGTCTGGTGAAATAGAGGTGTAGTTTATGATTACAGTATGTAAAGATTGCCCTAAAAGGCACCCAGGATGCCACGGGACGTGCGAATGGTACAAGGCAGAACGTAAGGCGTTGGATAAAGAAAATACACGCAGGCGAACTGAAAACACAGCAGGATTTGATGCAAGCAGACACTGGGAATATAGGAGAAAAAGAAAATGAAGGTAAATGTATTAGGTACAGTATATAGAATCAAATATGTTCCTTCCCTTGATGGTAGAGGAGGAGAAACAGATTTCTATACCAAAGAAATCCGCATCAGCGAACAAGAAGACGTCCCGGCGGAATTTAAAACGGACAATCTAAAAGAAATGCAGAGACATGTATTAAGACACGAGCTGATACACGCCTTTTTATTTGAATCCGGCATGGATCAGAGCAGCGCTGCACATGAGGCATGGGCTGTGAATGAGGAAATGATTGACTGGATGGCTATACAGATGCCAAAGATAATGGCAGCTTATGATAGTATCGTAAAACAAAGATTAAAGTATGCAGATGCTGATATAGTTGCACAGGGGGCAGGGTATTTGATTAAGCCAGCGACATAAAAAAGAAAGGAGAGTGATCTAATGAGCAATAATATAAATACCTTAATAAACAAGTTGCAGAAGGCATTAAAAGCCAAAGGCAAAGTGTATTGTATCAATAGGTCACAATTCTATTCTGATAAATACGATTGCATATGCACAAAGTATACAGTATTTACAACATACATGGATGCAGATGGAGAAAAGCAGAAAGATAGCTATTACTTTGATAAAGCGTTAGACGTGGTACAATTCCTTGCTGATTTATTAAGGGATGATAGCTCGTGAAAATAAGTGAGAAACAAAAGGCATTTGTGCTGTATCTGTGTAAGGATAACCTTTCACAAACTGATGCGTACATAAAAGCGGGATATAGCCCTAAAGGAGCAAGAGCTGGTGCTGCTCGTCTGTTAACAAACGTTAGCGTCCAAGAATATATGAAAAAGGTCATGAAAAAGGTCGAAAATAAAAAAATCGCTGACATTAAAGAAGTCATGGAGTTTTATACTGCGGTCATGCGTGGAGTTGAAAAGGACCAGTTTGGATTGGACGCAGCGCTGAAAGAAAGGTTAGATGCTGGAAAAGAGCTAATGAAACGGCTGGAGAAGGTTGCGGGCGATAACGACATGGACATAAATATCACTTTCACACCAGCAAGTGCAGAAAATGACAAAGCAGATTAACGTTGCGTTAAACGACCACTTCATCAACTTTGTAAACGACTGGGAAAGCAAATTTTATTTTCTGGTCGGCGGATACGGTTCGTCGAAAAGTTATCACGTGGGAGTTAAACTTCTCAGCAAACTTCTGGCAGAAAAACGCAAGGCTTTAGTTGTACGAGAAGTGTTTGAAACTATCCGTGAATCTTGCTATGATTTATTGCAAGAAATAGCAGAGAACATGGGCGTTGATCATTTGATGAGCTTTACTGCTTCGCCAATGCAAGTAAAATTCAAAAACGGGAGCAAAATCATTTTCAAGGGAATGGATAAACCAGCTAAGCTGAAGTCTCTGAACGGTGTTTCGATTGTCTGGATAGAAGAATGCTCAGAAGTTAAATATGAAGGCTTCAAGGAGATTACAGGACGTCTGAGACATCCTTCTTTGAGTAACCACATCATCCTATCGACAAACCCAGTTAGCAAGGCAAACTGGTGCTATAAGTATTTCTTTGAGGATAAAAAAGAACACTTCTTCTATTTGAGTGACAAAGAACTTTATGAGAAGCGGATTATCCGTAAGGGAAAGATATACTATCACCATAGTACGGTTGATGATAATTACTTTGTTCCGGATGATTACATCGAGCAGTTGGACGACTTAAAAAGCCATGATCCAGATTTATACAGGATAGCACGCAGGGGGATGTTCGGAACCAACGGAAAGAGAGTATTTCCACAATTTGAAACAAAACCACATGAAGAAGTAATGGATCTCATACAACAGATACACGACCCCATGTTCAAAAATGGTATGGACTTTGGCTTCGTTACCTCGTACAACGCATTATTACGACTGGCAATAGACCATGAAAACAAGATTTTGTATATTTACTGGGAGTATTATTCAAGGGATAAAACAGACCCTGAAATATTCGAGGATATAAAAGAGTTTGCCGAATCTGGGGAGCTCATTAAATCAGATAACGCAGAGCCTAAGGCAATCAAGTATTATAAGCAAAAGGGAATCCGTATGAAGAAATGCAAAAAATTCAGCGGTTCACGATACGTATACACTAAAAAGGTAAAACGATTTAAAAAAATCATATGCTCAGATGAATGCCACAACACAGTTGATGAACTGCAGGAGCTTACCTTTAAAGTAGATAAAGATGGTGAGATTATCGAAGATGAGTTCAATATTGACCCTCACACATTATCAGCCATTTGGTATGCGTTGGATGATTATGAGGTATCAGATTTAAAAAAGCATGTAGGTATGAGGTCGCTATAGACCTTTTTATTTTGGAGGTGATACGTTGGGAATCGTTAGAAAAATCCGGAAGGGAGTGAAAGCAGCAAGAATGGCAATGAAAGACAAAGAACGTTACGAGGATCACTTAAAAGAGTTGGTGTCTGAATTTCTCAACAGTAAAAGACGTGAGTGGATGTATATCGGCGACCGTTATTATGCAGTAGATAACGATATAAAAAAACGTAAAATGGAGCGTGTTGTTGACGGCAAGACAGTGCCAGAAAAAAACAAAGCCAACAATAAGCTCGCACATGCATCCTACAAAAACATGGTGGACGAAAAAGTAGCATACATATTTGCGAAGGAATATACGCTCGATTGTAAGGATAAGGTCTATCTAAAAAGTGTGCAGGATGTACTCGGCAAGCGATTTAAACATTTCTTGATGCGTTCTGGATACGCTGCCAGTAATCATGGCATAGCGTGGTGGCATCCATACGTTGATGAGCAAGGCAAATTTAAAATTATGCTTGTCCCTGCCAGTAAGTGCTTACCAGAGTGGACAGACAATAATCATGAAGAACTAAAGGCTATGCATTATATCTATGATACAGTCTACTATGACGGCGGCGTAAAGAAATACAGAACTCACGTGGAAACGTGGACAGCTGATGGATATGTGTGCAGAGTGAGAGAAGGCGAAGACTATATTCTGGATATGGCAAAGAACGTTGATGATGCAGGTAACACCGTGGTTCACTTTAAAAACGGAAAAGAGTGGTGTAGTTGGGGGAAAGTGCCCTGGATACCGGTGAAAAATAACGATATTGAATTACCGGATATCAAATTCGTTAAGTCGCTTATTGATAACTATGATAAATCACGGAGCGAAGCTGCAAACTACGTGGAAGAAACAAAAAATCTTATCTTTATCCTTAAGGGATATAAAGGTGATAATCTTGAAAAATTCTTAAGCGATATCAACGAAAAGCGTGCTCTCGTGCTTGATGCAGACGACGAGGACGATAATTCAGGCGTAACGACACTTACGCCCACTATGGATATAACGGCGCTCAGAGAGCATTATGAGCAGCTTAAAAGAGATATCATTGATTCAGGGCAGGGAGTAATCAAGGATTTGGATAAATTTGGCAACGCCCCATCCGGTGTGGCTCTCAAATTTATGTATTCTGGACTGAATTTGAAAGCTGATGCAATGGTGATGCATGTGACATTTGCCTTTGAAGACTTACTGTATTTCATAGATTCCTTCCTGGATGCGAAGCACACAGAAGAAATAAGCATCACGTTTAATCTTGATATGAAGATAAACGAAACCGAGAAGATTAACAATCTTAACGCTTCCAGTGCTAATATTTCCCAAAATACATATTTAACCAACCATCCATATGTTGATGATGTGGAAAAAGAAAAAGAACTGATGGAAAGTGAAGGACATTCGTTTCAGGATAGAGTGCCTTTAGGCGCAGAAGATGGCGAAGAGTAAACTATATCAGAATAGTGAATATTGGGAAAACCGAATAGCTAAGGAAACGTGGAGGACTTACAATAATGTAGAAGAGCAAAATCGCGATTTGCTGAGAATGTATGAAAAGACTTCATCCAGCATCAAACGAGAGCTATATGCGTTGGCTGAAGAAGCCGAAAAGACTGGGGAGCTTACACGAACACAGCAATACCGATTTAACAAGCTGCTTGGCCAGCAAGGGGCTATATTTCAGGAAATAGAAAAACTTGGTACATCCATCGAAAAGTCGCAGACCTCACGCATGAAGACTGCAGGAAGGGCAGTTTATAAAAATGTCATGGAATCGCTAGGGATTGATAATTTTTCCTTTCCCAACAAAAAAGAAATGGAGCAAATGCTACGATCACCTTGGCACGGTTCGTTTTTCAGTGAAAGACTGTGGAATGACATGGGTGTTCTGGAACGTAATATGAATGGTGTTATCAACAATTTCATAGCGACTGGGAAGACAGTTACAGAAACAGCTGTTCAGTTGTCAAACGTCATGCAGAAATCTTTTAATGTAGCGCATCGCCTCGTACGCACTGAAACGATAAATTACATGAACCGAAGTGCATTGCGCGGTTACAAAGATGCAGGTGTCAAAAAGGTGCAGTGGTGGGCTGCTGAGGATGAACGCACTTGTAAGATATGCGGTGCGAACCATGAGAAAGAATACGATATCGATAAAGCGCCAATTCTTCCGTGCCACCCAGGATGCAGATGTACATGGCTTCCAGTGTTGGATGATGAAACACCAAAATTGACGGAAGCTGAGAATGCTGCAATCGTCAAATATGTAAGCCCGGATGCTTATGTGCTGAACGATAAGTTGAGAAATGGGTATGATCTATCAGAGAGTGATAAAAAGTGGATCAATAGCCTTGATAAAGCCTTATACAAAATACCTGCTATACAAGGAGTAGTAAACCGGTCACTTAACTTTCTGCACGATGAAGACAGAAAAAAATTTATAGAAATGCATGAGGTAGGAAACAAAGTTAAATACAAAGAATATGTTTCATCTTCAATGAATGAGGTATATAATGAAGATGGAGAAGTACAGATAACGATTTACTCAAAAAACGGGAGAGATATAAGAAGTGTCAATCCTGAGGAAAATGAAATTTTGTTTATGCGAGATACGGAATTTGAATCTGTCAACATAGAAAAGTTAAACGGAAAAACATATATTGATCTTGTGGAGGTTGATAAAAATGAGCAATAAAAACATTGATGAGTACAATAGAATGAAGCTATACGAACCCTTGATGCCTAAAGTTATAGGGAAAGTTGAACTTACCGATGAAGACAAGCAGCTTGCTAAAATCATGAGGAAAGATAGGCATGATAAATTGCTTGTGGCTGGAAAAATCACACAAGAGCAATACGATGAGTTGGAAAAAGATAGGGAATAGATGCCAACATGCTTATGCAGAAATGATACAGGATGAATACTGTGATAACAGATTGAAGTGCAGGACGCAGAAGATACAGCGGACCTGCATTTTTTGTGGAAAGACTGAAAGAGAGGTGACCTATATGAAGGACCCGCCACAGCGGAAACTGCCGTATTTTTGCAATCATCTGAAATGACACGGAGAGCCGTGTTTTTATTTTATCGACTGCCGGGTATAGGCAGACCTACAAACCGCACGCGAGCGGTATATAAATGCTATGGAGGTTATATATGGAATGGATAAAAAAAATCATTGAAAAGCACATAGGAGAAGATGGAAAACTGAATCTCACTGAAGCAATCAAAGAAATCAACAAACAGGCGCCGGACAATGTTGTGTCCAAAGATGAGTACAACACTGTTGTCGATGCTAAGGAACAGCTCACCAAGGACGTTAAAGCTCGTGACAAACAGCTGGAGGATTTGAAAAAAGCCGGTTCTGTCGAAGACCTAAAAAATCAGTTGGAGGCTGCTCAGGAAGCGAACAAAAAGGCAAAGAAGGAATATGATGCCGAAATCGCTAATATGAAGTTTGATGCAGCAATCGAAAAAGCATTGGAGGAGGCAATTCATCCGGACTTGATGTCAGGAAAAATTGACCGAACAAAGCTGAAAATCAAAGAAGACGGCTCTGTTGAAGGATTGGAAGACCAGGTTAAAAGCCTGAAAGAAACATACAAAGATATGTTTAAGACAAAAACCGGGAAGACACCGCCAGAAGGTGATGATCCAGATAAAAAGCCAGAGGATATGTCTTACGAAGATTTTGTTAATCAGCTGGAAAACGGCGAATAGAAAGGAAGATGATATATGACTACACAATTTGATGCTAAGATTTTCAATGAAGAGGCATTCGGAAAATACATGAATGCCATTCCTGATGTAAAGCGTAACAAACTACTGGAATCAGGAGCAATTACAAAGGACCAGCGCCTGCTGGATCTGTTTGGCAATCAGACCAATACCGCATACGGTATCATTCCATTTTATGGCAATCTGGAGGGTGACCCAGATAACTATGACGGTAAAACTGATGTAACAACTTCAACTACAACCACATTTGAACAGGGTGTATTTACATTTGGCCGCATGCACGGATGGACGGAAAAGGATTTCTCTTACGAGATTACCGGTGGTGTCGATTTCATGGCAAACGTTCGTACCAAAATCATGAAATTCTGGAATGACAAAGACCAGGATAGTATCCTAGCTATTCTGAAAGGCGTTTACTCTATGACCGGAGTAAAAAACACAGAGTTTATCACAGCGCACACAAACGATATTTCAGAAAAATCCGACGAAGCTGCGAAAGTTGGTCCAACATCGCTGAATGACACAATGCAGAGGGCTTGTGGTGACAACAAGGATATCTTTAAGCTTGTTATCATGCACAGCTCTGTTTCTACGAATCTGGAAAATCTCAAGCTGATTGCATACCTTAAATATACGGACGCAAGCGGTGTTGAGCGTGACCTCGGAATGGGGACATGGAATGGGAAATTAGTTATTATTGATGATTCCATGCCTAGCGAAACCGTCCCTGCAAAGGAGGCACAGGGAAATGAGGGAGAGGAAGGATATGTACCCGCTACAGAGGAATATACAAAGTATACAACTTACGTGCTGGGTGACAAAGCGATCTCCTTCCAGCCGTTAAGCGTAAAACATCCATATGAAATGGTACGCGAGGCGAAGGTCAATGGTGGAGAAGACACGCTGATTAGCCGTAAACGTACAGCCGTGGCGGTAAACGGAATTTCTTACCTTAAGAAACAGCAGGCATCTTTATCCCCTACCAATGAGGAAATGGCCGACGGTAAAAACTGGTCTTTAGTAAATGACAGCTCTGCCGGAGGAAGCAAGTATATCAGCCACAAAGCTATCCCAATCGCACGTATTATTTCAAGAGGGTAACCATTCCCTCTTTTCCAAAGGAGGGGAATCATGGATCAGAAAGAGCTGAAACAAAAGGTTGCAACAAAATTGAGTTTTAAACCGCATATCAAAAACATTGATCAGCCATATGTTGATGATACAGTAAATGATGCCATTAATGACGCTTTAGATTATATAAATTATCGTGAAGGCGACATCGATGAAAAGATAGTTACGCCAGTCTCTGATTTATGTGTTTATAGGCTCATTCTTACTGGAAATGAAGGTCTATCGAGCAGTTCAAAAGCCGGAACAAGCGAAACATACAGCGGAGACATACCAAAATCTATCCGCCGAGCATTGAGAAAGTACAGGAGTCTACCATGAGCATATTTACAGATATGTTACCAGCGACTCTGCTTGTCAATAAAACAAAAAAAGGAAAATCTGGCGCAAAAACGGATGATTATGTGCCGATTGGGGGTATCATGGTGGCTGTTTACAAAAACAGCAGCTACAAAAATATAAACACGGTCAAATACCAGGACAGTACGCACAACGGCATCACGATGTCTAAGGATTTTGATGTGGGCAAAGAATACCGCATTGACATAGACACGCAGCATTATGAGGTACAGGATTTTGACACTTCTGGAAGACAGACTACGCTCATACTGAAAAGGATTGACCTTTATGGATGATGATAACAGGGAATTTTGCCAGTCTGTTGACAACGTCACCTTGCAGATGCTTAAAGAGATGGAGCATAATGTTGAACGTGGCTGTCTTATTATTGAACGTGCAGCTAAAATAAACTGTGCTGATATAGTGGATTACGGTCATTTGAGAGCTTCAATAACTCATGATGTTTCAGTGACTGCGAAAGACATCACAGGGCGTATCTACAGTAATTTGGATTATGCGCCATATATCGAAAAAGGAACCGGCGTTCATGCAAAAGATGGAGATGGTAGAAAGACACCGTGGTATGTTCCTGTAGATGAATACGCCGGAACGAAACGGCCGACGTTTGAAGGGAAGGTGGTCATTGTGTATGGGAAAAAGGGAAAGAAGTTTTATAAGACTGATGGCATGAAGCCACGGTCTTTTTTAGAACCTGCAAGGGACGAAAACAAGGCTAAAGTGCTGAAAGTGCTGGGAGGTAAGTGATGATCGAATATGCAATCAGAGAGTATCTGGAACACATCACAGGCATGGATGTATCTCCGGCGTTTACTTACGGTCCTTTCCCTGCTATGACTTACAAGATATCGCCTTATAACGAGGGGGCTGTGAAGGAGTGTCAGTTGGAAGTAAGGGTGATCAGTGGGAACATGGAAGAGTGTTTGGAAATTCGTGATAAGGTCATTCAGGCATTGAATACAGATGAACAGCAACCATCTATCGTTATGGGAGACTATGCTGTAAGAGCACAGGTTTCCGGCGGTGGATGGTTGTTCAATTCAGAAACAAACATGTGGGAATATCCCACTCTTTTCAATTTACTATGGAGGTAAGATATGGAAGAAAAAACACAAGAAATTCTGCTAGGCGCTGGCGAGCTGTATATGTATGAGTTTAATGGAACAGAAATTCCGGTACATGCAGAAATCGAAACAGATGAGCACAATGTAGGACATTGCTCCGGCGGGTTTTCCTTGGAATACAAACCCGAGATATACGATGTAAAGGACTGGTTCGGAAAAATCGTTGCAAGGTTTGTAATCGGTGAAGACATGGCAATCAAAACCGGTATCATTAGCTGGTCGCTGGCTAAGCTTGCGTTGCTTTCCACAGCGGTTTTTACAGATGATAAAGAAAAGAAGACACGAACGCTCGTATTTGGTGGTAACAAAGATTTAAAAACAGTGTTGGTGCGATTCGTACACACTAAAAAAGGTGGCAAGAAATTGCGCTTTACCGCCATTGCACAGGGCGGAAATGGGTTCTCGTTGGAATTCAGTCAGAAGGAATTGACGATTGACGCACAGCTGAATGCAATAGCTAAAAAGAAAGACTGGCTATGTGAGTTTGAAGAAGAAATGGAAGATGCACCGGTAACACTGGAAGAAGGAGGAACAGAATGAAACCAATTGATTTATCAGTATATGCCAACAGAACGGTAGATTTCCTCATCAAAGGGGAATTAGTCAAGCTTCCAGAACTTTCCTATCGTGATATGAAGAAAGTTGCTGAGTATGAGGCGAACGAAGATACGACACAGCAAGACGAACTGAAAATGGTTTTGTGGCTTCTGAATAAGAACACCGGTGGCAAACAGTTCACAGAGAAGGATGTATATGACCTTCCTGCTGGGGCAATCTCCAGAATCTACAGAGAATGTGTCCTGCTTCCACGTAAAGCATTGAACGACCCAAACTAGCAATCCCACTCCCATCTGATCCTGTGATACGCGATGCAATCATTCAAAAGTATTTCAGTACGGAGGAGTGGGAGGGCAAGTATCAAACTATGAGCGGTGAGTTGAAAGCTATTAGTGATTATACCAGACTATCATTTGATGAAGTCATGGAGCAGCCGTATAGCCTTTTCCTGCTCTATCGAAAAGATGCGTGGATGTATAACAATATGCGTTCAGAAGCAGGCAGAAAATTCATGAAAGATTTGATCAGACTGCAGACGACTTCTGCAGACTTGCAAGCAGTACATGCATTCAAAGGAGGTGTCATGACATGAGCTTAATGGGAGGCCTTGAACTGGCACCTCTGATTACAAAAATCAAAGTTGACATTGCAAACTTCAAAAAAGACATGGAAAGCGTCAAAGCGGAGGCAGTAGTTCAGGCAAAGGATGTATCAAAGAAGCTTGAATCCACTGCTAAAGTAGGACAGAACATGTCAAAAGTAGGAGGGCAGGCTACGAAATTACTTACAGTTCCCCTGCTTGCTGCAGGAACTGCTGCAGGGAAGCTGAGCATGGATCTATCTAAAAACATGGGACTTGTGTCAACATTATTGGATGGTTCAGTAGAACAGGTCAATAAAAGAACGGAAGAGCTGAAACAGAATGTTTATAAGATATCCAATGATACAGGATTGGCTACAAGCAATATCAGCGATGGCTTATATCAGGTCGTTTCAGCGTTTGGCGATACCGCAGACAGTGCAAAGATATTGGAAATCGCATCAAAAGGAGCGAAAGCCGGTAATGCAGAGGTAACTGACAGTATCAACCTTTTATCAGCGGTAACGAAGGGATATGGCGATACTTCGGCAGCCGCGAACCAGAAGGTTTCTGACCTTGCTTTCCTTACTGCGAAATTGGGACAGACGACATTCCCGGAGTTGGCTGGATCAATCGGAAGAGTAGTGCCTTTAACAAAGCAGTTGAATGTAAGCCAGGAAGAATTATTCGGCGTTATGGCCACAGCTACCGGCGTAACTGGAAACGCAGCAGAGGTATCTACACAGCTGCGTGGTGTCCTCCAGGCATTGATGGCACCTACAGACAGTATGGCGGAACTCATGAAAAAATACGGCTACGAAAATGGCGAAGCTATGATCAAGGGAAAAGGTCTGCAAGGCACTATCGACATCATCACAAAGGCAGCAAAAGATAGTGGCAAACCATTACAATCTTATATCGGTTCAATCGAAGGTCAGACCTTGGCTCTGGCATTGAGCGGAGCACAGCATGATGTATTCACTGAGAAATTAAAAAAAATGCAGGATGCTACAGGTGCAACAGATGAAGCATTCAAGCGTGTTAATGAAACCACTGGTGCGAAGTTCAGCAATTCACTGAACAAAGCTAAGAACTCACTTACGAAGCTAGGAGATGCTATGGCTCCAATGCTGGAAAAGGCCGCTGACCTCATCGGTAAGGTTGCGGAGAAAATAGGGAAGATGAAACCGGAAACGATGGAGCTTATCGTGAAGGTAGGAGCTCTGGTTGCTGCGTTTGGTCCATTGCTGAAAATCACTGGTTCTCTAGTAACAGGTTTTACGAAATTGGCACCTGCTGTATCCGGAGCAACGAAACTTATAGGCAAAGGCATTCCACTCATAGGGAAGTTGGGATCTTCGCTGGCATCTAGCAGCGGTCTTATTGGAAAATTTGGTGGGCTACTATCAAAGTTAGCACCTGCTGGAGCTACAGCAGCAGGCGGTTTGGCGAAAGTTACAGCTGGTGCTGCAGGGATGACAACTGCAGCTGCTGGTGGCACTACTGCATTAACCGGTGTTGTATCCACACTTGGTGGTTTGGTACTGCCTGCGGCAGGGGCTGTGGCGGCAATTGGCGGCTTAGCTCTAGCGGGCAAAGCAGTATACGATAATTTGCAACAAGATGTAATTCCTAGTATTGACTTATTCGCTGACCGTACTGTTATTGATTATGATAAGGCTGGAAACGCTGTAGGAGCTCATACGGTTAGAATTAGTGAAGAAACAGAAAAACAACTGTCATCGTATCTTAAACTTTCAAACGATGCACAACAATTCTCTATGGATATGTATACGGGTATTACAAAAGTAACAGATGAAAGCGTCGGAAAGATATCGGGAAAAGTTGATGACATGGCAAATAAAGTGACATCTTCTATTGAAAAACAAAAAGAAGGAACTGTCAGCAGATATCAACAAATGTTTGATTCTACCACTGCAATAACTTCTGAAGAACAAAAAGAGATTATGAAAACAGTTAACGATGGATACAAGGGCAGGATTGATAAAACAAAATACCTGAAAGATCAAATAACAGGTATTTACAAGGAAATTAAAGATAATGGTGGTAAGATTACAAAGAGTCAACAGGAACGTATTGATCAACTCTACGATCAGATGAAAACTGAGGCAGTAGAAGCTATGTCGAGTAATAAGGCTGAACAAGAAGTCATATTAAATAGATTAAATTCTAGCAGCACTCGTATCACTGCAGAAATGGCAGGTAATGCCATTAAAGAAATGAATAAACTTGAAAAAGAATCCGTAAAATCAGCTGGTAGAAAGCGTGATGAACTTGTGCGACAAGCTGAAGAATTAAAAACTATTGAAGGTGGAAAATACAAAGAAAAAGCAGAAGAAATCATAAAGAGCGCAAACGAAGAATACGAAAAATCCGTAGAGGCGGCTAAAAAGACAAAAAAAGAAGGTATTGATAAACTTATGTCTGCTCATTCTGAATTAGCAGATAAGGTGGATATCTCAACAGGTGAAGTTGTCTCAAAATGGACAAAAATGTTTGGACATTGGGACCGGTGGAATCCAGAAGATAAGGAAGTTACTGTTACAACTAATTATGTTGAGAAGTATTCCAAGGTTTATGAAAGACCTACAAACCAAGCTGGCAAGTGGGTTTCACAATACGCGACGGGTTTTGATTATGTCCCTTATGATGGATACAATGCGCGGTTGCATAAAGGCGAACGTGTGCTTACCGCAAAGGAAAACGAGGAATATACAGCTCAGAAAATCTATGGTAAGGGGAACGCTGGTGCCGTTACGCTTAATGTACCTCTTTATATCAATGGAAAAGAGTTTGCGCACGCCACTGTGAATGACATTTCGGAAGAGCTCGGATGGAGGTAGGATATGAGGATAAATGAAAAACGACTGGAAATGTACGGCGGTATATTTGTTTCATTCACATATATGCCTCCTTCTCTTTCACGAACCATAAAATCTACAGACTACCGGCATACGATGATTTCTGAATCAATCGAACCAAAACCAATGAATCTTGTTATTGTGTTTGATAACGATGACAACCCAGGGCGTTTCATGCAGGAATTGAGACAACGCTCTATGATTGACATAGAAGATGGTTACCGATACGATTGCATTTTATCTGGCCAGCCAGAAGTAAAACACTTGGGTGCTTGTAATTACGAGATAACATACCCTTTATCCGTCATAAAGAAAGGTTCAGAGCGGCGCTTTAATCTAACACGTACCGATAATATGATAACGATTAAAGGAGCGTATAAAGCAGGTATCTGCTATGAGATAACACCTCATTACAATGGAGAGATCACAGTAGGAGGATATACGATACGCAATATCCATACAGGCAAACAAATCATCCTGGATGGTGAGAATATGCTTATAACCGAGGATGGCAAAAACAAATATTCTGATGCAATGTTTACCAAGTTTCCAAGCTTGGAACCGGGTGACCATATCATCACGGTAAGCAATACGAATGCTGATGTGGTGATGTATTACAGCCCAGTATATCTGTAGGAGGTGTTATATGTTAAGTGTCAAGACACAAGACGGATGGCTGCCTATCACGGTAGCCACGAACGCATATGTAGAAAAGGACGAAGAGGGCGAAGAAACGCTCTCTTTTGATGTTCCGCCAGATTCGGAGTTATTTACGTATTTAAAGACTGAGGCAGAAGTTAGGACAGAGGATAACCTCTATCTTATCAAGGGTGTAAA